GTCATCTTTACCACCTTATAATCATCAGGGACATCATCTTCACGGGAAACTGCTACAGGTCCGTAGGTTTCGTATAGTTTGTATCTAGCGGTGTCTGTTTCATAAACACCATCTGTGCCAACTTCCTCTACTACCATAGGTATTAGAGTTTCATTAAAGTACTTCTTTAAGCTTTCTGTTGCTCTTCTTCGTACTTTTAATCGCTGAATCTCCTTGGTTAACGCCTCAACTTCTGCGTCTACTAAGTGAATCTTTCTATCAATGTTTACCATAAAGTGGTCTATTCCATCGACTTTACGTCCGATGTCCTGCTTAGTCACAGTTAAGGCACTTTCAATGACACTAACTTCGTCTTGATTATCAGCATATTCTAATTGACACTCTAAGTCTATGAAATCTCCTACTAGTTCTCTAGTCGTTTTCTTTTCCATATTCTTTCTCCAGAGCTTGTTCGATTATGTGTTCTAATTGCTTACGCATACTACGTTTATTCCGTTGTGCTAACTTCTGTAACTTTAGTTTTGTTTCTTGAGTTACTTCAGTCTTTACAACAGCTCTTTCTCCGAATGGTATAGGCATTATACCCTCCTTTTCAGTCTGAATGATGGAGTCCATTCAAGTTCAACATCGAATAAATCTCCATCGCTGTTTTTGAATAATGATACTGTCTTTTCAGTAGAGTCTTGCTTACCATTGATACCTATCACTTTTCTAGATGCGTTTTCTATCGCACCACTTCCTTTACCAGCATATATATCAAGAATCTGATTCCTGCTATATTCTCTGGCGACCTGACTAATCTGTATAATGATTATATCTAGGTTTACTGCAAGGTTTGATAAGAAATGTGATACATATCTAACTTGTTCATATTCTCCTCTGATACCCCTTGGTGGTTCAATAAGGTCTATATAATCCACTATAACCAAGTTTGGTTGTAGGTCTCTTATAGTCTTTTGAATCATATCTGGGGTAGGTGCTACTGTCTGTATGTTTAGATGTTCTAAATACTGATTATAGTTATCTCCTACATACTTATAGTTAGCTGTAACATCATCTTTACTCATTCCAGAAACTATCTGTTGGTTACGTCTGTGCATATACCAACCACTTAATTCTAAAGATAAGAACAAAGTAGGTATCTGCCACTCCTGTTTGATTTCGTCATTTCCGAAATCGTAACCTAATGCAATATTCTGGGCTAAAGCTGTCTTATTAGCACCAGTAGGACCGAATATCGTAACGAGTTCCCCCGGATAAATATTACAATCCCTATTGTTAATACCAAACATCTTTGCTAAAGGTATCATTTTTCCAGTAAAGTCTGATTCCAATCTTTCCTCTAGCTCTGACTGTAAATCTCCTGATGTTTTAATATCAATAAGATAGTCTTTGTTTTTGTAGTATACGCACTTTGGTGAGCATACTTTTACTAGCAATTCGTCATTGCAACCATACTTATACCCATAGTTATATGTACTTTCGACCTTGTCTATAACTATTTGCGGGTTTAATTGATTATCGTTCCAATGTAACAAGGATGCCTTAGTAGCATCGCTTGGTATTCCATTACGTCTAAAATGAGAAGCTATTCTAAGTAACGTGTGATTCCTAGAACCTTGGTTAGGTCCATCATTGTATAGTTTTTGTATACAAGGAACTACATTACTCGGTTCATTAACTTTCTGCATTGACCTGACTTTTGGTACTTCTCTTACAATATGCTTTTCAAGAGATAAATCTCCCCAGAGGTCTGATACTCCGTAGTCTAATCTCCTGTCTTGAGCAATACTGATGATGTTCGTATAGTCAGTATGAAGTTCTGCATATGTTAATGGAACTTTAAATAGTTCTGATTTTATGTTTAAGGTATGGGCTAACCTTATGATAGCTGTCCTCGTGTAGACTGCGGGGTCTGGCTTAAACTCTTCTAATAGATTAAGCATAGTCGCCTTAACGATAAAAGGCAGGTCTGGACTGGGCTGAAACCCAAAACATTCTGCACTTATATCAACGTGGTAACCTGTCCCACTAAAGTAGATTTGGAAGTTACCTTCCTTTAAACCTAATTCTTTAGTAAGATGTTGCACTATCATCTGAGCAACGGTTAATGTATACTCATCTGAGTTTTGACCTTTGTCTATGTCGACAGGTACTGTTTCGATATGTCTGGTACCTAAGAAATTCTTAATTGTACCATTAGCCTTAACAAACGCTAGAGCCTCATCATCGTATCTATATACACTACTGTATATAGCCTGTTCAGCACCCTGTTCATAAACAATATCCCACATATCTTCGATTGGGACGAGAGCCCCTCTTTTGGAGGGACTCCCGATTGCCATTTCAACAAACACTTAGAATCCTGATGATTCCATACCGCTAGACATTGAGCCATTGGATTGTGGTGTTGGTGTTGACCCCGCTTGCACCTCCTTGATAAGGTTCTTAGACTTCATAAAAGTTATGTAGCCTTCGAGGTCCTTTCTCCCCGCAGGTGTATTTGGGGCTAACCTTGGGAACACAGTTGTGTATGTTTTGGAAGGGTCTTTACGACCTTGTTCCTTATATACATAAGCTATGTAATCGTGGTTAGGTTGAACTGGATTGGTAACGTGATTCTGGTTAAGGTGATTGACTAAGTCAATGCTATTACCTTCATCATCTACCATTTCCCCTTGTACATTAGGACCACCCTCGAAACCGATGGTGTCAAAGATGCTGTAAAGCCTCTTTAGTAATGTGCAAGTTTTTATGTTACCGTTAGGTTCTCTATCAAAAGAGCCTGCAAGCCTCATTTCCTGAGGGTATTGCGAACCTTCCATAGAGAGAGTAGCAACTAAGTACACATCAGCCCAGTCAAACTGGTCTGAACGTGATACCCAATCTACTACTCCAACATTACAATAGCCAAGAAACTTGGAACCACCATCGCTGGCAGTATCTAAATCACTTGGTCGAAAACGAGTTTCACTCATTATTCCTCCTTGTATTTTAGGATTTCGTTAGATATAGCACTATACTCAAACGGGAGTATCTTCTGAGCAAGGGGTTTTAGTCGTGAACCGACTACCCTCTCGTCATACGCCTCAAATGAGATGTAGTACTTACCATCTTCTTTAGATGCTGTAGTATAACCTATAACATCTGCTTTAGCGGCTAATGAGTAACCCAGTCCTCTGGGTAGTTCAGGTGCTAATTGAACCTTGCCATCCTGTAACTGTGACGTTTTAGAATGACTGACGAGAACTAGGTTCCCGCCCTTTTTCTTCATAAGGTCTTGAAACCTCTTGATGACATCTAGATTTTTACGTCTAGCTTTGCCCCAATCGGCTCCCCATTGACCTTCGCCCATAGCATTAATACCTAATTCGTTGCAAACAGCAGATTCTATCCAACTATTTACCTCTCCTATAGTATCAACAACTATGGTATCGTATGGGAGTGTATCCCACTCTGAAGAAATCCAGTTATAAGCTTCTATCATAGAGTAGACAGGCATTGGGTTGCCTTTTTCTTCTCCTGAACGATAACTAAAACCTCTTTCTTCAGGTGGAATAACTTCTGTTTTTGCCACGCCCTTCTCTGTGACCTGTTTGTCCTCGTGCATTACGGGACGAATAGGAGCATTGAGACTTGTAATCGTTACAGTATTAGCATCTTTTACAAAGTCTGAACCAAGGTCAGTATCAAGGATTATTACCCCTTCACTTCCCTTAGGAGACCATCTGCTACACGCTGTAGTTTTACCTGTCTTAGGCTGTCCTATAATTAAGTATGTCAGTCCCCCGGGCATTGCTGTCCAGTCGGTTGACACTTTCCGTACTTGTATCAATAGATACCTCCTTCACTTTTGGAGTTATTAATGTCCCAAATTCGACCATATTTGGGTTCAGGCTGGTCCAAATATAGTCATAGTATGCAAGGTTTGCAACTATATTATAAATTTGTGATAAGCCAAGAGACACTATGTGATTTGTAGCGAAGACTGTATGCTTCATTGAACACGGAGCTGGTGGGATTGTATGAGTTGGTACCCAAGTATCCAGATAATTGTCATTACCCGGTGTTATCGATACACACTCTACTGATGTTGCTCCCATTCTCATGTCAATAAAGAAATGAGGGTTTGATAACTCTTTCCACTTATTATAAACCATTCGTCTTGATTCCATATCGTCTGTACAAACAATCATTTTAGATTCTGGTTTATTGTCCATTTCAAAGTTATCATTAGGAACAAACTCCTGCCAATCTTCTGAATAAGCTTGGAAGAGACCCTGTGCAGAGTCTTTTTTACTATTTCCAATCTCATCTAAAGGATAACAGGTGGTACTTAAGTTATGGTCTTCTATGACGTCTCCATCATAACCTACAACTTTGTGCCATCCCATCATAGCCAATCCCTGTATTAGGAATGAGCCTATACCACCAAGCCCTACAACTCCTATAGTACTTAGTGATTCTAATGGAATAAGGTCCTTATTTCTAAGAAACCTTGTTTTTAGTCTATTTGCCATTCAATAAAGTCCTTCAACATTGCGTGTGCCGCTTCTTCCGAACCGAACATTGCAACGTCTTTTATGCGTGTAGCTTCTTCGTGAAGTTTATTACGCTGGTTAACAATTAGATTGTTTTCTTCAGCTATTTGGTCTTTTAATTCAAGTTTATATTCTGCAAAACCCTTTAACATAGGTTCTATTTCAATATGACCTAAATTTTGACCAATCCAACCAGTGTCTTTGCCATTTCCTATAATTAGGTCAATAGCCTTATGAATCTTTTTTATATCTGATGGATATTCTACTTTTCCATTAGCAAGACCCATTTGTGCCATACCCTTATTACTATGAGCAGAGACATTTTTTAAGTCATTTATTTTTTGTGCAGTGATTTCGTCAATCCTTGTACAAAAGTACTTCTTTTGCGGTACTGTCATCATATACAGTTCCTCCTTATTATTTGATTGTGATTATTAAGGGGTGAGAAGGGGGAAACCAATGCTGTACGCTTTGGTAGTTGTGGAAAGGGTATATTTGATTCCCCCCTTAAAGATTATGGGGCAAGGCGGCGGCGTTAATTCGCTGTCATCTGTCCCGGGATGCGACCAAAGACTAGAGCAACTTTGCCCCAATGAAGCAAATGTACTATTAATCCTTTAAAAAGTCAAGAACTACCACATATAGTCATCTTTATTACCCATACTGTCCATATATAAATATGGGTCAATATTTGGGCATTCTTTTCTTGCTTCCTCGATAAAATCGTGGTAGTGCATCTCACCATCGTTAAACTTGTCAGCTAACTCCTCCATTTTCTTTAATTCCTCTTCGGATATCTCGGTTTGACGGTCCCAAGAGGATAACTGCTTTTTTTCGTCTTTCTCCTTATCTTTATCATTTTT